ACCGATCTTTGCTTCCTGCTCTTTAACAGTCTTCTTCTTTGCCTTGATGGCTTTGCTGATTGCCTTACGACGCTTGTGCAGATACTTGTCGCTGCTATCAGTATCACCGTCATTATCAATGTCAGCATCTTCCTGACCCACGGGGTCAAGACCTTCCTTCTTCGTCTTTGCTTTATCTCTTGCTTCAATCTCTTTGTTCTGTCTCATGATATCTGCGATGCTACCGGAGATGCCAGTGAAACCTGCCTTAGAAGGATCAGTCTGTTTCTTTGAATCGTCCTTATATCCACCAGCAGCACGGGCAGCACGACGGTTCTCTGCAATCTCAGTCTCTTCAAAGTGGGGGTTCTTCATCTTAGTCCCCATCTTCTCCATATCTTTACGCGCCTTCTCATTATTTGCCTGACGCTTCTTCATGTCAGTCTCAAGATATGAGTCGTCCTTCTTTTTCTCAGAAAGCACACTGCTCTCATAAAGAGAACTCAGCTCACCCAGAGCCTTTCTAGTTTCGTAAAAACCCATTGTCTCAAGACTTTTTATACTTATTTATGAAATTTTTGATCCGATCAAGACCAGTTGCTGCCATTGCATTCTTAAGATATCCACCCGTACCCTCAAGGGTATTGGGTTTGCCAGGAACTCTCATGCGACGTTCCATCTTCTTCTCAGTGTATGCCTCTCCGACATCACGAATCCAAGACTTGAACATCATCTCATCTTCTGTGACACAGATAAGATGATTAGCACCACGGCGAATGATGCGACCACGGAGACCTGTGTTCAGATTCTCCACCAGGTCACCAAGATTGAAGATTCGTTTCAAGAAGAAGTTCTCACGGAGACCATCGCCATCCAGTTTAGGTGCGATCTCCCATGTCCTCTGTTCCTTGGTGGCAACCTTCATACTACGCTTCAGCGTATTGAAGAGTTGCTCAGCAGCTTTGTCGTCTAATGCTTTGGGAATACCAGAGCGGAAAGAAGAGAAGTCATCTTCCGCTGCTGCCTTTCTCATCTTAGATGCAGACATTCCCTCGACGCCTTCAGCATCGGGGTCGCGTTCCCCTGCTGAAACAACGTTAATCTCCTCAAAGTCATAGAGTTCTCCGTTGTATTTGTTTGCCAGCTTTTCAAACTCTGACTTTCTGTCAGCACCAACCATGATGTTGACACTACCGTATCCGTCCTCATTTGCCCTCTTTAGAACATCGAAAATTGTTTTCATGTCCCCGTCATTTACGATCCGCTCACTATGCTTCGGATACATCTGTCTCATGTATGAGATCTTTTCATCCGGTGAGAGGGGATTCTTCTTTGCGTCTTGCGATCTAGACGGGTAAATCTTATATTCTCCACCCTTTGCTTGACTTCCAGCAGCGTTGAGAAGTTTTTCGTGTCCGATAGTAGGTGGATTAAATCTACCGAATGCAACTGTGAGTGTGCCCTTTGATTCTTCTTCGCCTGCTTCTTCTGGTGGTGCGGTTTGATCAACCTGTCCACCTTTTACCTGTGTTTGCTTTTGCGTAGTAGGTTCGGGAGTTGCCTTTGCTTTTTGTGCTGACGGCGGTTCTTCCTTACCAGAACTTCTACCTTGAGTGAGAACTAGTTCTCCCTTTTCAGTGCGTCCACGATAGTTACCTTCGCGATCATACCAATTACCATGGCCATCAGAAACCAATCCAAGTCTCTTCGCCTTCTCCACGGCGCGAGAAATCTTGGGTGCTTCTGACAAAAATTGGGTAAAGGATTTCATATTATTTTCTACCGTAGTATTATTTATTTCTTTTTGTAATCGCACATAATATGTGACGGATATAATCCAGACTGTTTGTTACGAAGATTCCACATGAATCTATAAACAGAACTTTCCATATGAATATCAACACGTTTCCCCTTACCTCTAGACCCACCATACATGATCTCAATTTTTCCAGATATTCTCGATGCTTTCTTCATGTAAGCTTGATCCATTTCATACATTTGAACTCCACCAGTTGTTCCGCCATGAACCATGTAATACCCATATCCAATTGCATATTGAAGTAAATCTTCAATAGCACCTTTATCACACTTGTTTGTCACGTCCATCTTTGGCAATGCTACTTTGTGTGGATAATCATTAAATGTTCTCGCAAACAAAACTGGGTCGATCCCAAACATCCTAAAAATTTCTTTGCCTATTTGATTGCTGTAGTCTTTGAAAAAAGTTTTATAATCATTTGGAGTAAATATTCTACCAACTCCAGAGTTAATAAACGTGAGAGTGCTCCCGTATTTTAGAGACAGATAAACCGGATCTTTCTTAGGTCCCCAAAAAGTTGTGATATCAGTGACTGTGCTACCGATGTTTTTTTGTTTCGCACCAACATAAAGACCACCCGATCCACCAGCTAAAGGTCTAGACTGATTCAATCCACCAACTGCTTCTACATCTGAAAACCCAGACTTCTCACTGTTACCAATCTCTGTGATTAGTCTTTTCGCTTCGCTGGCATATCTCGTGTTTTTATTAGAGCATCCAAGTTCACACCTTAGACTTTCATAAAACTGATTCTCAAACTGAATACCAAGGTTTATTTTCTTTCCACCAACTTGCCCACCAAAGTCCTCAGTCTTCACCATATCGGTAAGAGTGACTGTTTTAATTTGATTGGTGTTTAAGAATTTCCCAGTGAATAGAACTTTATCTCCTGATTTTTTTCTATCCATGTATCTTCTGATCCTGGCAAGAGCTTCGTCTTTCCTGTCAGGTTCATCAGTTTCATATGCCTCTATTTCTTCACCATCTTCAAAGAAGACCATGGCAATTGGTTTGAACTGCCCGTCCTTGTGTAAGAAGACTTCGGACAATCCATGGAGATGAAAGAACTTATTGATCAGGGTTTCTTCATTTCCCCGTTTCCCTAGGTCTGCTTTAGAGAGTTGTGCCATGAAAGAAAAAAGACCCCACCAATTATTTAGTGGAGTCTTCGGTAACTTCTTCTAGATTTTCTTTCAGGAATCCCCAAGGTCCTGCACTATTTTCACCACGCTTTTTCATGGCGAGTGCAGCAAGAGATTCCATTACCTTGAGAGCATCTGCTGGTTTCGCATCTTCACCAAGTTCACGCAGAACATAGTAATACTTGGGGAAGAACTCTTCACCAGCATCAATGTACTCATTCAGACTGATCGGTTTCATCCTTTAGATTCTCCTCAATTTGCTTGTCAAGTTCAACGATTACCTCTCGAATACTGGTAACTCGTAATGGAACACAAGTTGGATCGTAGGTAAATGATTTTGTTGCTTCAAACAATGCTGCGCGAACAGCAGCTGCTTGACGAACTTCCATTTCAACTTTGATCATTTCCATCCTCCTTTTAGAACCCACTCATCGTGGTATTGATTTTTCCAAGCACTGCTAATGCCGTAGGATGGTTGAATCACTTGCTCAATGTACCTGCGGTTTTCTCTAGCGATGTTCAAACTCTGTGCTTCAAGAGTTCGGACTCGTCCATCAACTTGTGATGCCCACCACACTGCACCTGCTCCCTGAACCAATAGGAAAGATACGATGGCGAATGGAACTTTAAAATCCTTCATCTTCAATCTTCACACGATAAATTGTTTTGCGAGCAAACCGTTGATCAATTTTAAGTTTGCCAACATACAATGCAGAGATCCAGACGGTGAAAAGAAACCCGTCGAACCAGGTCATTGTATTCCAAGCTTCTACTGCTGCATCCATCAGAGATCACCCTCCGCACGATTTTCAGAACGATAGATATCAAACGCACCCTCAGGATAACGCTTGGTCAATTTTTTGAAGTTCATCTCCATGAGTTCATCAAAGGAAACATCCAGTGCCATACATGCTTGTGCAATATACCACAGACAGTCACCAAGTTCAATCTTCATGTGCTCAACATTTGCTTCATCATAGGGTTTACCCTGGAAGAAGATCTTCTTGACAATCTCAGTGAACTCACCTGCCTCAGCACCGAGTCCCATAGCAGCAGTGGCCAGTTGGGAAACGTTGGCACCGTTTGCTTCAAGAGCAGCGAAGCGTGCAGACAGAACAGGGTAGTCAAGACTGGGAGCACTGGTCACCTGACGTACAAAGTCAACGTACTTTTCAGAATCAATTTTGCTCATTAGAATTTGAATCCCTCAAATGATTTTTTAGGTTTTTCATCATAAGTATACTCCTCATCGTTCCCACTGTCAAGAACATCATGCTGAGCAGACTGTTCGCAATCATACAACCTCATCTTTGCTCTGTCAATACCCACGATGAATCGCTTGTTTACTGACAGATCGTTGTATCGATTCTTCAACTGCTTCACCATAATCTGTCCAAGTTCCTCAAGTTCCTCAGTAGAAATAAGGGCAAACATAAGATCAGCAGTAGCAGGGAGACCAAAGGACTCACTAGTGTCAG